AACGCAAGAACTTAAAAAAGCTAATGCTGAAATTAGTAAAATAATTAACAAAGGTAATATTGAAGACTATGACCAATGTGAAGCTATTTTAAGAAAAGCACTTGAACGTGGTGACAATAAAGATGATGGTATGGATGTTTTTGATAACATTGGAACCGTTTTGGATGAGGATTTCAGAAAACCAATAAGAACTGGAATTAAAGGGTTAGATGAAATAATGGATGGTGGTTTAGCTAAAGGTGAATTAGCGATTATATTAGCAGCTTATGGTGTTGGTAAAACCACAATGGTAACCAATTTAGCAAATCACGCAAAACAATTGGGTTATAATGTTATGCAGATTTTCTTTGAGGATGGTGTTAAAGTAATACAAAGAAAACACATGTCTTGTTACACAAAAGTACCTTTACTTGAATTAACATCAAGGAAAATAGAAGTTAAATCTGAGTGGTTAAAATTTGAACAAACACCAGGCAAACTTAAATTAGTTAAATTAAGAAGTGATAACACAACTGTACCAAAGATAAAACAAATAATTAGAAAGAAAATAGCACAAGGGTTTAAACCTGATTTAATACTTATTGACTATGTTGATTGTTTATCACCATCAAAACATTTTAATGATTCAAATGAAGCGCAAGGTGTTATAATGAGAGAGATTGAAAGTATGTTAGATGAACTTGATTTAGCTGGTTGGGTTTGCACTCAAGGAAATCGACAGGCCATTAAATCCGATGTTGTTCAAGGTGACCAAATGGGTGGTTCAATTAAGAAAGCACAAATTGGTCACTTTTTATTATCAATCGCAAAGTCGCTTGAGCAACATGATAATGGAACTGCAAATATTGCTATTTTAAAATCAAGGTTTGGTAAATCAGGTGTTGTATTTGAAGATATTGTATTTGATAACTCTACAGTTCAAATTGATATGAGTCAAGACACACAAGGTAGGTCATTCCATAGTCATGGAGAAGTTAAAGAAGAAAGAGGGCAAGACAGAGTTAATCAATTAATGGATGTTGCCATACAAAGAAGAAAAGAATTAGAAAATTAAAAATTATGTTAAAAACGAGAGAAATAGAAAAAAGATGGTCAATATTCCCAATATTACATAATGATTTATGGGATTATTACAAAAAAGCAGAATCCCAAACTTGGGTAGCTGAAGAAATAGATTTATCAAATGATGATTTTGATGAATTAAGTGATAAAGAAAAAGTATATCTAAAAAATTTATTAGCATTTTTTTCAATATCAGACGGTATTGTTTTGGAAAATATTAATACAAATTTATTAGAAAATTCCAATGTTCTAGAAGCGCAATATTATTATAATCACCAATCATATATTGAACAAGTACATGCAAATATGTACGCCTTATTAATTGATACATTTATTAAAGATAGAGAAGAGCAAAATAGAATGTATAATTCTATATCTAAAATAGAAGCAGTATCAAAAAAAGCCAGTTGGGCATTAAAATGGTTGAATAACGATAGTTACGCACATAGATTAATAGCATTTGCTTGTGTTGAAGGATTAGCTTTTAGTTCAACATTTGCTGGTATATTTTACTTTAGAAGTAGAAACAAAATGCCAGGTCTTTGTGAAGCTAATGAAATGATTATGTCAGATGAAAACTCACATTATGAGTTTGCAACACATTTGTATCACAATTATTTAAAGGAAGAATATAAATTATCTGAAAAAGAGATAAAAGAAGTTATATTAGATTGTTATGAAACAGAAAAAATATTTGTTGAAGATAGTATGCCAGCTGGTTTATTAGGTTTATCTAAAGATGATATGATTATGTATGTACAATATGTTGCGGATACGATATTAGTTAATTATGGCTTACAAACACATTTTAATGTTAAAAGTCCTTTAAAATATATGGATAGAATAGCACTTAAAAGAAAAACAAATTTCTTTGAAAAAAGACAAACTGAATACACTAGAGTAGATGTACCAACAACTAAAGATGGTATGTTTGATGATAATTTTTAAAATAACTAAACTATGGACAGAATGAGGATTATAAAAAATAATGGTAAATCACAAGATTTCTCACCAAATAAAATAATGCAAAGGATTAAAAATTCATCAAAAGGGTTAAAAGTTAATGTAGATAATATATTTAAATCAGTTATACCTCATATCCAAGATAATATGACAACAACTGAAATTGATGAATTATTAGCTTTTAATATTGCTGACTTTATTCAGGACCATCCTGATTATTCAACATTAGCTAGTCGAATATTAATTACAAGACAAGCTAAAATAATTGAAAAAGAACCACAAGAAGTTGATATGAATTACGATTTCTTTGGTGCTGTAACTTTTTTAAAAAAATATAGTTTAAAAGATGATAAAGGTAACCCTATTGAATTACCATCTTGTATGTATAAAAGAGTTGGTCATTACTTTGGAATTAACCAAGAAGAAAAAGAATTGTTTACTAATGAATTAATGAGTAAACGAATATCCGTTGCTACACCTATATTAACTAATTCAAATACCGTTAGAGAAGCTTATATTTCTTGTAATATAACAACATTAATTGAAGATAGTACAGAAGGTATTTTAGAAACATTAGATAATATATCTAAAGCATCAAGAGAGGGTGCTGGAATAGGTTTAATGATTGATGCACTAAGAAGTAAGAAATCAATGGTATCATCATTTAAAGGTAATGCTGGTGGTGTAATTAGATTTGCTGATATGGTTCAATCTCATATGCGATTTTTTAAACAAGGAACGAGAGCTGGTTCAGCTGCATTATATTTAAGTGTTTGGCATAAAGATATACAAGACTTTTTAAGTCTAAAATTACCAATTGGTGATGAAAAATTACGAACAAGGGATTTATTCACTGCGGTTATCATTAATGATAATTTTATGAAAGCGTTAATTAATGATGAAGATTGGTATTTATTTTGTCCAAACGACATTAGGAAAGCTGGATTAACACCATTACAAGATTTATGGGGTCATGAATATGAATCTGAATACAACAAGGCGGTTGAATTAGGTTTAGGTGAAAAGATTAACCCCAAAGTAATATGGGATGCAATTATAAGAAGTTGTGCTGAAACTGGAACACCTTACGTAATGTTTAAAGATAATGCTAATAAAATTAATATGCAAGATAATATTGGAACTATTAAATCATTTAATTTATGTGCTGAATTTGCTGGTGTAAGTAAACCTGGTTATACTAGTCAATGTGATTTAGGTTTAGTTAATTTGGCTGCGCATGATAATTTAAATACAATTAATGATAGTACTAAAATATTAACTACATTATTAAATAGAGTTATCGATAAAAACAACTGGCAAGATACACCATCAAAATTAGCTGGGGAAGACCAAAGAAGTATTGGTATAGGTATAGCTGGATTGGCTGATTTTTTCGCTAAAAAAGATTTACCATTTACTAGTCACGAAGCCAAAGAGTGGAATAAAGATATATTTGAAACAATATATAAAGCGTCAGTAACACAAAGTAATTTTTTAGCTGAAAAAGATGGAAATTCTTATCCAGCATGGAATGGTTCAAGATACGAAAGAGGATTAACTTATGTTGAAGACTGGAGCCCTAAAGCTAAAGGTGAACCGATACCTATGAAAAATAGTATATTAACTTGTAAAATGCCTTCAGCAAGTACTTCGGTTTTGTTAGGTGCTAACGAATGTTTCGAACCTTTTGGTGCAAACATACAAGTTAGAAATACTGGTGCTGGTGAATTTTTATTAATTAATAAATATTTAGTTCAAGATTTAGAAAAATTAGGGTTATGGAATGATTATACAAAAAAAGAATTAATTAAAAATGAAGGGTCAGTTCAAAACTTACAATTACCAGATAATATTAAAGAAAAATACAAAACAGTATGGGAGATTTCACAAAAAGAAATTATTGAAATGGCATCTGATAGACAAAAATTCATTGACCAATCACAAAGTATGAATTTATATTTTGAAGGTGGTACTTATGGTAAAATAAGTGGTGCATTAAAATATGGGTGGGAAAAAGGTTTAAAAACTGGAGTATATTACACAAAAACAGAAAAGAAAACTGACAAACCAACTAGACTAACACAGATGGATGATAATTCAGCAAGTAAAAATTCAAATTTCGAATGTTTTGGTTGTTCAGCTTAATTGATTAATGATATCAAATAATAAAAAAGGAAGTGATTAATCATTTCCTTTTTTTGTTATATTTATATATATAAAAAATATATGGCACAAAATAATAAATATATTAATATTGAATTCCCATTCAAAGACAGTAACAATGGTTTTTTCTTACAGTTAACTCAAACTGATTCAAAGGCAATAAAATCAGATTTAATGCATTTAATTCTAACAAGAAAAGGTGAAAGATTTTACAATCCAGACTTCGGTACAGATTTATTAAGATTTATATTTGAACCTAATGACTCTTTAACATATTCAGCTATAAAGTTAGATATACAAACAACAGTTAAAAAATATATAGAAAATTTAGAAGTTAACGATGTCATTGTTGAATATGATGAAGAAAATGAACATCGTGTGTCGATTAGAATTGATTACACTATAACTGACGATATATTTAAAGAGAGTGATTTCGTTATAATTAACTTATAACCATTTATTATTATTTTATTATTACTTATATTTATTAATAAAAGATAAATATGGCTAATAAAGGTAT